TCCTGATAGAGCCTGTACTTCAGACATAGCTGAAGTGAAATTAGAACCAAGTTCAATTATGTTTTTTCCTACATCAAGACATTTTTCTCCTAGTTTTATAAGTCCTTGAGCAACTACATTTGCAAGAGCTACATCCCACCTAGAAAGAGACTCTTCGTTCTGTTCTATTGAATCATTTAATTCGTCTACATCATTGCTTGTTTCGTTTGAACTGTCCCCCATATCGTCAATACCATCAGAAGCACTGTCCGCATTTCGTGACATATCCTTTAAACTTTTAGATGTTTCATCTGATGAACCATCCACTTTTTTCAATGCGTTAGCAGCTTTATCTGAATTTGAGCTAATCTTATTCAAAGCTGTTTCTGCATTAGCGTATTCAATAGATATTTTTCCTATCAAAGAGAATACATCCATATATCATATCCTCCTTATGGATTAAATCCATCTAATATTTTATTTGACTCTTCTATCTCTCTATGTAATTCATATTCTGTTAATGCATTTGTTTGTTTTACATTGTCTTTTTTATGACTTACTTTTTTTATTTCATTGACTGGTGTTAATCCATTTTCTTTGAATTCGTCATAATCGCATGGCATTACCAATGAATTACCGTTAAATGATAGATAAAGCGACCATCTTTTTTCCTCTTCTACTTGATTAAGAATTTCAATGACCGCTTCTTCAAACTTTTTATATTTAATGGATCTATTAAGCATGCTATAGGCATTCGATTGATACCGTCTACATATTAGTTCTTCGAATCCGAACGTCCCATGCTCAACAATTCGGATACTTCCGAGAAAAAATCTCCCATATCCTCCCTTTTGAATAAACCTTTAATAAGTCTTACAAAAGAAGGAGCTTTCATACCAAGAATATCTTCTGAAGTTACAGGAGAACCGTTTTCCCATTCGCAACAACCAGCAATAAATCTGCATATTTCAATTTTTGCAAAACCAATATTTTTAATGACGATACTAGCAAAATTAAAGGCAATTCTAATACCTATAGCTCTTTTATCGTCAGAATTTAACGTTTCATCTTTATCTGTATTACTTTTTAGTGCATTAATTGTTTCTGAATCAATTGAATTAAGCATGTTTTCAAATCCAATCTTATCAATAACATTACACGCATCAAATACGTTATCTACAGTTAGATCTTTATATTTAATTTCCATAAAATTGCCTCACTTATTTATTTTGGATAATAGATTTTTAAATCTAATGTATCTAAATCATCTTGATCAATGCTTGCTGTTCCTTGGAATACAACATTGTAAGTTTGTTGAGTTGCATTCTTAGCTTCAATAGCAGCAGCTTCCAAGCATACAGCGTTGGGGATGATAATGATAACTTTTTTACCATTTGATAGCTTACCAACATAAGCAACGTTATCTAAATAATCATCATCCGTTAAACTGTCTTTTGGAATATATAAATCGTAGTCAGTTAATGAGTTAGAAGTATCTTTTTGTAAATGCCATGCATCTACAAGAAGATTCTCAGATAATTCAGTAACAGCTCCTTCTAAAGAGGCTTTTTCTCCTACTTTTTGTTTGGATACATTTTTAACTAATACATTAGCTCCATCAATTTCAACATCTAAATAAGTTGATTCATAATTAAATTTTAATCCTCCTGATGTTGCAGCAAATGGAGTTCCTGACCATCCTGTTGAAGCTTCATGAGTTAAGTTTTTATATAAAGCTCCAGCTCCTAACATTAATTTTTTATTCGTGTTAGTAGTAATTCCATGTGTTTTTAATCCCATGTGTTTTCCTCCCATTCGTCAACAGATATAGAAATATTTATTCTTTTAAGTTCTTCTTCACCTGTTGGAATCGTTTGAATATTATCTGTATTCATATATAAAAAATGACCATCCATAAAAGCACGATGGTCTGTAAATATTTTTTTTATTGCATCACCATATTTAACAAGCTCTAATATATTTCCTCTTGCCCATCCATCAATTGTAAATACACCATGAGTATATCCATCTTCTTCCCTTGTTTGTTCCTGTACATAAGAACCAACGAAATAAGGATATACATCATCTCCGGTCCATTCATAATACTCATATGGCAACTCTATTTCATTCAGTTTTTGACCTATATATTTTAAAACTTCTTTCATATCATCCACCTATATTCTGTAATACTTGAGACAATCTATTTTGTATTCTGCTTTTGCTTGAATCATAAGCTTTTTTGAGTGGTTTATTTGGTTGCTTACCATTCGTATAGTATGCGTCCAATCCTTTTTTTCTAAGTATGGCCATAACTTTTTTAGCTTCCTTAAGTGAATATGTTTTTGCGTTACCAGAACCATTTTCATGTCCTTTTACGAAAACCCAATACCCACTACGTCCACCTTGCTTAGCAAATTCTCCGGTACCGTACTCTTCGTATATGGCGTTCTTGAAATTTGAACCTATATATCCATCAACTTTCGTAGAAGATGGTATTACCTTATACTCATACGATCCTTTTGTTTGACCTGTTTTAACTCTTGAGTTTGACTTGGCCATTGAAGAAATCTCACCGCAAGCTTCATTCATGAAGTTATTGATAACAGAATTCAATTTGGATTTAATAGTTAGAGTGTTGTTCTTATATTCAATTGTCATTATTGAATACCTACATATTTGAGATAAATTTCTAGTTGTCTATCTAGTTCCATTGGATTATCAATCAGTTTAATTTCATAAATCTTATTTTTAATCTTCATTCTTGAATTATCATAAGTAACATCACTTATATCTTGATAATCGCAAATAAATATATGCGTTGATTCTTCTACTTTATTAGAAAAATTAAGATGGCCAGAATCACCATTTGCGTAATCAAGCCATCCATACAAAGATTTATGATTTGACCAAGTTGATACCTTTTCATTAATTTCGTTTACAGAAGTTGTCTTTAATTGAATTGTAGCTTCAATATTTCCACAAATACGTGACATTAAAACCTTACCCTTCTGTATGGCTTAAGGAAGCCTAACAAAGATCTAGGATATCCCATTAGTGAATTATCACCATCCATATTGAAATAACTTACTGTATGTCTAGAAATTGTTTCTGATGAAACACCAACTTTATCTCTATTTTCTAATTCCCATTTGTAAATATTAATACATCCTACTTTTACATCATCCGGATATCTAATTAATGTGATCATGGCATTATCTTCATCAATTAAATCTTTATCAACTGTTATTTCGTTATCTTCAATTGAAGCTATAACATATAATCCACAGTTATAATCACTATGAGTAATTTCGATAGTATCGTTAGATTTCAACATAGATGTAACTTCTTCTGAAATCAATTTTCCTTCAGATACTGTACACATATATCTAATCTTTCTTATCTGGAAATTATTATTTGTGTAGCTTCTGATACTTTGCTCAATAGCACTCAATTTTATGTTTATTAATTCATCTGTATCAGATGTGGTGATGAACTTCTTTAAATATTTTGCGCTCATTAGCATCGCTAATCACCGCCTATTCTTTACTTGTTTTCTTTTTAGTAGCTTTTCTTTTTGAATCTACTTTTTCAGCTTCGATAGAATCAAGAATTTCACATTGCGCTCTTACTCCTAATTCTCCATGAGTTTCTTCTGGAACATCACATTGTTCAGGAGTGAATTCTTCTCCTACTGTGAATCCTTCAGTATCCCATCTTACTTTATAAAGCTTATTGTCATTTCCTAACAAATAAGGTTTTTTACCAATGATTTTGAATCTCATTTCAAACCCTCCGGATTAACCGTTTGATTTGATTAATCCCATAAATACATTCTTGTGGTGGAATTTCAATGAGTAGTTAGAAGTTGTACCTAACTCTGCAAATGTTGGTGATTCTTTAGCAATGTTATCAACAGCTAATGATAAACCGTTAGGGTGAATAACTCGTCCTTGTTTTGTATATAATTTATCAATACCAGCAGATGTTTCTGGATCATAATCAGATGCATATTGATTTTCATAGTTTTTCTTTTCAGCTGTTAAGAAAGCTCCTTCACCAAAAATGAATGTTTTGTATACTGGGTATCCACTTACAGAAGTATCTACAGTGTAGTAATCAGTTACTAATACAACCTTACCGTTAATTGTTGGTAATTCGATAGCATCTTCTAATACATTTCCAACTGTGTATTTTTTGAAATCTACCATATCCATTTTTTGGTATTTAGCATAGATTTTAGAGTGCATGATAACTAAACCTAAGTTGCTTGCCATGTCTCCTAATGCTTCAGTACATGCATCGATCATTGTACCTTCGTTAATTTTATTTGCATCTGTAATAGTTCCAGATGTAATAGCAATATTAGTTACGTGAGCAGATAAAGCTGAAACACCTAATGCAGCTTCTGCGATGTTCATTAATTCACGTTCCCATACTTGTTGATAGTATTGTTCGATTTTTCCACGAACGTTACCCATTGGGTCTGCGCTTGTTAATTCTTTTGTAAAGTCTTTGGCTTTGAATGCTTTCATACGTTGAATTAACATACAAGTTTGTTTGTTTCCTGAAATAGTAACAGGTACGTTGTTTGTTTCACCATCGTTGTTTAATGGTTGCATGTTTGTATCAAATACATTTAATGGTGCATAGAAAGGAATAGCTGCTACGTTTCCTTTTTCACCGATTAAATTCATAATAGAAGAATCTTCAACGATTACTCCAGATGCTAAGATTTCATTTTTAAAATAATTACCTTCTTGCATCATATCTGCAAATACTACTGGATCAAACTCAAATCCGCCAAAATTTCCTGTTCTTGCCATTTTTCAAGGCCTCCTATTTTCTTAATTGTTCGTACAACTCAGGATTTTCTTTTCTGATGTTCATACGTTCTTCATAGTTCATCTTTTTGAATTGCTCTTTTGTAACTGTATTACCTTTTTGACCGTTTTTAGGTTTCAAAGGATCAAATACTTTCTTATAGTCACCATCTTCATTATCATCATCTGATTTGAATTGAGTTGGAATAGATGTTTTCAAATCTTTTATTAAATTGTCAATATCTTTGATTTTTCCATCTTCACCAATTTCCATTACCGGTTTATGTTCTTTGGCTTTGAAAACAAGATAATCAATATCAATTCCTCCAACATCTTTAAGTGCATACTTTAGAGCATTTTCCAATTGTAAAGATGCATTTTGTTGTTTGAGGTTTTCAACCTCTTTTTCGTATTCTTTGATTTTCGCATTTAATTCATCAGTGTTCCCTTTTTCGTTCTTCATAGAATTAATTAGTTCGTTAGCTTTTTTAAGTTCTTCAGACTTTGAAGTGAAGTCATTTTGTAATGTGTCATACTTGCCTTTTCCAATGTATTCACCAGAACTTAAATTACCCAACTTGATTTGTTTTTCTTTGTTTGCGTCATTTCCGTTGTGATCATTAATCTTTGTCACAACTTTGTTAAACAAATCATCACCTAGAATATCCTTTAAAAAATCCATAAAAATACATACCTCCTAGTACAGTTTTTAAACGTGGTGTCTCCACTCTCTAGCAACACTTTTAAACGTGGTGTCAGCACAATTGGATGGTTTAAGCGTCATATCCAGGACAATTTAAAAAATGCCCATACAGGCATTAATTAACGATTAAATTTAGGAAGCTCACGTTCTTTTATGTAAACTGTCTGTACTTCCTTTTTTCCACAAAAAATGCAGAATTGAATTCTCTTTTCAACTCTGCACTCTTGTTCTTCATCATAGTATTTTTTAACTTTAAAATTATATATATGTCTACACATCTATATGCTCCAATGCTTCTTTCATCAGATTATCAAGCTTCACCCAATTCCTTGCGAAATAATCAACCATTTCTTCATTGTGTGCCCATTCACTACAGAAACCTAATCCTGACTCAAATAAAAAAGCATGAATCAACTCATGTCTTAATACTGTTTCTTTAGATTGATATGAATCTTTTTTGATGCATATTCTTCTTTCTCCATTCTTAGTAGAGGTGTATCCATCACAATCATCGAAATCATCTTCTTTTGAACTTTTAAATTCAATAATCCAATCTGATCCTAATATATTTTCTACCATGCTATTACTCCAATAAAAAAAGCACATCAATGTGTGCTTGCTTTAAAATATTAAAAGACACCACAATGTGATGTCTTTATTTATTTTCTATCTGAAAAGAATTTCGCCCATTCTGGATTTTCTTTGTCGAAGATTGCTTTTTGTTCTGGTGTAAGTTTATGCGGATAATCACTGAACATGTTGAATATTGTCTTTTTATCAAATGTGAATAACCATTCGCCAATTGTTTCAAGATTGTCTACCCACCAAATTTTATCATTTGGATTGTTTTTATAGAAATCACTTAACACGACCGCTCACACCTTTCTTTTGACTTCCTTCGTTTGTGTTGATATATCCTAACATGGTTTTGAATTCATCGCTGTTACCTAATGAATCAACATCAATTAAAACACTAGTTTGTTCAAATTTCATGCCAGCAACCGTACATGATTTTGTACAACCGAATCTTTTTTTTAATGTGTTTGAACCCCATTTTGTCCAACCGCTATCTGTGGCACTTTGTAATTCCAAATAGTAATAACCACTTTCTGTATGCTTTACAATAGACGCGTGTGTTCCAGTTGCCAAGTAATATTCTTTGTTCATTTCCATTGATTTTAACAAAGTTGTTGCATTTTTAACATCGTTATACCCTTTTTGTACAGTTGATACAACACCGTCCATGTCAGCCACCTTGAGAATGTTAGACCTACGGGAAAATATCTTCATACTATTTCCACCTCTATAATCTAACACATCAAGACCAGCCCTATTGCCAGCCCACGCTAAGCCTAATGAAGAACATGAACCACTTGTCATGTCGCCACCGCTAATTCTGGTAATCAATTCTTCATCGGTATATTGAATAGTGTGTTGTGAAACATCTAAATAGTCAACATGGTTAATTTCGCATGTTTGACATATTTCACTATTCTTTCTTATTTCATCTGTATTCACTGTCATTGTATCACCAGAACGAACGTTTGTCACCACTGGTTCATCATTCACAGCATTCAAATACTTTTCTTTAAATTCTTCGAATGTGTCTGATTTGTCCAGACCATAATACTTGGCACGTTCTTCCAAACGCTTAAGCTCTTCTTCATCTAATGCCCACTTTGCTCTTTGAAGAACAGCGCATCTACAGTTGATATCTTCTCCTGGAACACCGAATCCTCCAGGTATCTTTCCTCTGTGTCCATTTACTTCAAAATAATCATCTATTTCTCGTATTTGTCCATCCAATATCTTATGTGATTCACGTGTATTTCCATCCAGTGTTGAATCCCACTGTTTAACGATATCTGCTCCTTCTTTTTTAGCATCTTCCATTGCATCAAGTGCAGCTTGATTTTGAACTCTGTGTCCTTCTGTACGTGCTATACGTGATGCATTTGAAAGATTTATTTTAGATCTGACAGAAATGTTTGTTGAAATAACATCATAGCTTGAAGATGTAGCCAACCCTCTTGATAATTCGCTTCTAATATCTTTCTTAAGCTTAGACATATCCAAAGACTCATAAAGACTTTTGGAAAGCTTTGTATCATTCTCGATGGCTTTTACAACCATGTTCTGATTAATTGGAGTTGTTACCGGTATTCCTTGGTATTGAAGGTCATACATTACACCAATATATCCGTTATCGTAACTGTCATAAATATAATCATTAACTGTATTGTACTGTTTGTTTTCAAGATTACTTATGATTGTTTCAATCTGTTTCTTTAACGCTTCCTGGTATACCTGTTGATATATCTTTGATTGAAGTTCAGCTTCTTCATTTGATTCAATAAGGTTTTTAATGTATTCATTGACTTGTTCAAGTGCTTCACCATACATTTCCTTAAGTTCTTTAATAATAGTTTCTTCATCAACCAATCTTTTTTGAAGTATTTCTTTTTGTGCCTTATTCATTTATTAATTCACTTCTTCTTCGATTGGTTTATTATCCAATTCTAATTGTGATTGATATGTTGAATCTTTTTCCAATTCTTTTTTTACTTCTTCATAATCGATATCCAATAAAGAACATAATTCTTTGATGATTGGTTCTGACATTCCTAATTGATTAACAGCTGACAATAAAGTATTTACTTCTGCTTGCTTTGTCTGAGCTTCTACAAGTTCAATCTGAGCGCATTCTTGTTCGTTAGATATAATTTCATGGTTGAATTGATAATTCACTGTAGAAGCGTCAAATGCTGTTTTATTTCTTTTGTTGTAATCATCGATAAACAATCCAACAATTCTCTTAAGTAGCTTTCTTGTTTGCTTTTCAATCTTCTTTGATCTTAGATCCAATAAAGAATAAGCTGCTTTAATAGCCATGTTAGTTGTTGCAGATGTGTCTTTCAACGATGATAGATTCAATCCCATTCCAAATCTATATATATTCTTTTCATCAAGATCTAACTTTTTTATTCTAGCTTCATATGGTACATCTACAGTTTTGATATCTATGTCACCTTCTGCATCTGTTGATACGATTCTCTTTGTTTTTAAATTAGTTTGAAGATCATTAAGATTATCTCCTTCGTACCCTTTAATTACGTATAAAGGATTATCGAAATCAATTAAATTGTTAGATAAACTAGACGCCATCAAATCATAATCATCAATCAGTTCTTTGATTGTCTTAAGATTACTAAGCTGTTTTCTGTTGTTGTCTATTCTGAAGAATGGAATAGTTCCAAATGTATCGTAATACATCTTTCCTTCTTTACCTGTAGAATAAATTACATGAGGTCTAGGATTATATGTTGGTTCTGTATCTTCAATTATTGAACCATCGTCTTTCTGAATCCAATACATTACTTCTTCGTCTGTCCAATCCTGAATTTTTTTGACCTTATGACCTTCCATATCGATTCTGTCAATGTACCAGTAAATAACATGATCCTTTTTATCAGAAACTAGTTTACCATCAACTTCAACAACTCCCAATGAATC